TTAATGAACATTCGTCGCCGAAAACGAGTCTGTATCATTAGCGTGATGCAGTCTCTGCAAAGGATCTTGTTGATAAAATTGGCAGAAACGTTGCCACAATGAAGGGAAACGAGGAGCAAAAAGTTCTGGGGCGCTAAAGAAATATTCAGAAAGTACGGCAAAACATTCAGCAGGATCGCTGGCTGCATAAGCATCAATGCTCGCCGCATTCTCGCCAACCAATTCGATTTCTTCCTGAATGTTGTTCATTGCAGCATGAAGATCGTGTTCCCAGCCAGCAACCTCACGCAACGGAATAAAGGGAACTCCGCTGGCGCGATCGCCGTTACGGGTGTCCAGCTTATGAGCGACTTCATGAATAATCAGGTTAAAACCAGAAGCATCAAAAGAATCTTGTATATCCAACCAGTTCAAAACGATAGGCCCTTGCTGCCAGCTCTGACCTGACTGAACAATACGTTGGTTATGCACCAGACCGATATCGTCTTCCCATTCATCATCGACCACAAATGGCGCAGGATAAATTAAGACTTCATGAAAACCATCCAGCCATTCCAGTCCTAACTCCAGAACGGGTAGGCAAAATAGAAGTGCTATCCGGCAGCTTCTTAATGAATCCAGTTCAAAGCCCTGTAAAGGAACAAGCCGCTTTTGCTGTAAAAAACGTTCGGCAAGAGTGACTAATTTGCTTTGTTCCTGTTCCGTCAGACACGTTAAAAGGGGGATCGATAGTGCTTCCTGCCAGGGAAGGGCAGTTTGATGTGCTGATTCTTGTACTTTCCAGGGCCACTTAATCATCGTTTTGCTCGCAAACTCGTCACTTGAACAAAATTGCACGGACAGGGACTGTTAAAATGCCAAATTTCCTGGCATCATGGCAACCATCTGAACGGAGAGATGCCGGAGCGGCTGAACGGACCGGTCTCGAAAACCGGAGTGGGGGCAACTCCACCGGGGGTTCAAATCCCCCTCTCTCCGCCAAAATTCAATCACTTACACATCATTAAGTCAGTGACAAAAATCACACTTGGAATTACTTGGAATATTTTCTTGGAATATTTTCAGGTAACGGGACATCAAGTGTCGGTGAAACTTTAACCTTCCTGTCATAGATTAGCACTTGCCCCTCGGTTTTGTGACCAGAGAAAAGTTGCTTATCCCGACTGCTTCCTTCATAGTCTGAAATTCCTTTCGCCTTCAGATCATGAAAGGTGAAGTCGGTTAAAATACCTGAAATTTTGCCTGCGCGATTTCTTGCTTCTACCCACATTTCGTTAAAGCCTTTGTACATATATCGGTTGCCGTATTGATTGCTGATTACATAGGCGGATGTTGGTAACTGTTTTGCTTTTTCGATCGCCGCCTGTAATCGTGGACTCCATGCTTTTATCTGTTTTTTTCCTGTTTTCCCTTGCTGGATAAAGATCCCGTCGTTTCCAATCTGCTCCCATTTCAGCGATAACACATCGGAAACCCTCGCTGCACACAGATAGGCAATTTCCATTGCGATAAAAACAGGAAGAGGTGCAACGCTTAATACTGCCTGGTATTCTTTGTCGGTTACATATCGTTCGCGGTTTTTGGCCTTGAATTTACTTACACCTGCACATGGGTTAGCCTTCACGTACCCTCGCTCATACCCCCAACTGTAAACACGGGACATACTGCTTTTTTCATGGTTGGCTTGCGTTTTACTCTGCTCCCCTCTTTTGTCCATGTATCGACGGATGTGTTCTGGTTTTATGGAATCCGCTGGTACCTTACCGAATACGGCAAGCAACTTTTTTTGATGTTGCAGATAATCTTTTTGTGTTCTTGGACTAAGGTCACTGTAATAGGCGCTGGCGAGGAATTTTTCCCACAAGCGACCGAATGTCATTGCACGATCGCGATTATTTACAGTTTCCTCATACTTTTTCCATAAAGCAGCTAAACCATCCTTGATGGCGGTTAGTGTGACAGATTCTCTGGATGTTGGTTTCCATACATAACTATATTTATTTGGGTATACATTTGGAGGTAATTTTTCGTGTTCAGGATTTTTCCTTCGTCTTCCCATCAGATCGCACCAAAATTCGGCTCTACCTCGCGTGGTGGTAAAGTTTTATTGCAGGTAAATAGATCCCGGCTGACAATCGGTTTGCCACTACGATTGGTATAGAACGGAAGCCCGTTTTCCATTAACCATTTTCGCTGGTGGCTTGCATATTTGCAGCCCGTTAATATTAGCAATTCATCTTCGGTTAAAAATAAGCTGCTCATAGCTATATCTCATAACCGCCGCTAACTATATACGGTTAGCGGCAATTAGGGTTGAACATTAAAAATCAGCCTGACTCGGGATCAGTTTTTGCCAGATAGCTGAAACGTATTTTGCCTGGTAACGAGCGTCATCAAGTGCATTATGGCGCTCACCTTCGAATGGAATAGCCGTTCTGGCATCGAAGTCTATGGCTTTCCCCAGCTCAACGATTGTGCGTACATCGCGATCGTTGTAGTAACGCCACGGGCAGGTGATCCCCTGCCGTTCGTATGAACGGCGCAAAATCGTGTTGTCGAAGTTGGCTCCATTTCCCCAGACCTGAACAAAAAATTCACCGGAGTTTTCGTCGATAAATTCCCGCAATTGTAACAGTGCATCATCTAACGGGATTTCATCGGTCATAATGGCAGATTGCGCTTCGCGTGATTGCTTAAGCCACCATTTAATGGTGTCCCGATCAATGACTCCGCCAGCAGTTTCCAGATCGATAGTCTTACTAAATTCCGGTCCCACATCTCCGGTTTGCGGATCGAAAAATATTGCACCTATTGAGATGATCGGGGCATCAGGATTTTTTCCCATGGTTTCAAGGTCGATCATTAGATGGTCACACGTCCTGCTGGTGGATGTGATTTCGTGATGACCGTTCACCTTAATTGGGTGATCTGCCGTCTCGCCAGTTTCATTATCGCTATTGTGATGCTGATTGCCGCCAGTGTTCTCCTTGTGTGGATGTTCAGCGCCTTCCATTTTCTCCGGATCATTTTCCTGAACTTCAACCTGATTCTCTTCATCGAATGTTTCCTGGTATGTTGCGTCGCCCATCACCGCGCCACAATCAGGGCAGTTGCCGCCACCGCTCTGACCGCAGGCGGTGCTGACTTTTTCCGGTTCCTGTTGCGCTACTGGTTCGGATTGTTTCGTTTCTGGCTCGTTTTGTAACGCATTTGGGCTGTTTTGTTCCGCTTTTTGGTCGTTCCGTTCCGATTCATGCTGGTTCTGGTTCACAGAATCGCGAGTCTGGATCCCCTTGACCCATTTCGGATCATTAGGGTCGCTAATCCCCTCAACAAATTCACCACGCGATACAGCAAGTAACTTATCGGCGTCAGGCTGGCTGATATTGGCTGCCTGCATAATTTTGTTTACTTCGTCAGCGGTGACTTTTACTTGGTTAGCGGAACTCACCTGCGACTGAGCATCCAGCGACTGCGCGTTCTGGCCATGTTCAGTTGTATCCGGTTCCATTGTTTCAGTTGTTGCCTGTTCACCTGCCATTGCGTCAGATGGTTGTGGTTTTTCTTCTTCTGTTTCACGCTCAGTAACCACCTCGCGGTTAATTTCTTCCAGGATATCTTTTTCCGGCGTATGCCGGGCAGCTGTGAGAGTTTCCTTGCTGGGGTTCTCGTGATCAGTTTCCGTCAAATAGGCGTTGATATACCCCTGAAGGCGTCCCGGGTAGTGATAAAATTCAGGGTGTGCGCTTCGGATAAGTGCAAAAATAGCGGCGCGGGAATAGTCCAGAATACCCGGGGTTGCACGAAGTGCTGCGGACCATTCTTTGAACGGACTTTCTTTGTTCAGGACTACTTCTTTTGCGCGACGATAAACGCTGCCCGGAATTTCATAAATATTAAAATCCATCGGAAGTGTGGCTGCTGCAATCTCCACATCCAGTGTGTCGAGGGTGTGTACTAAATTCGGATTGCGATCGGTTTTGTTCCCACCGCCAGCATTAGCACCGGAAGCCGTGCGGGTGATGCGTGAAACACGATTTCCTTTCATCCACTCTTTTGTCAGCAGACCCCGATCAGTGTAGTCAGCGTCCAGGTATGCTTCGAAAAAAGCAGTTATTAGTCCCAGGTCTGAATTACCAGGATTAGGGAAAACTTTGTCAGTGTCACGAACCAGTTTGTGGAGGTCGCGAATCTCCAGCGAGTCGAGCAGACTGGTTTTATGCGAAATAGCCAGGGCAGTAACAGCCGGTAGTTCTTCAGCCCGTGCAATGTGTAATGCCTGGAGTTCGTCGCGTGAAACGTGCGTTACTGGTTTTTCGCTGCCGTGTTGAGCAAGCCAACGAATGGGCAGTTCCTGACCGGAGACAGGCAGAAGCATGCTCTCCTCAATCTCAGTCATGTCTTCGCCGTTGATGTTGGTATTGTCAGTGCTGGCTGGTTTGTCCTGAACAGAGGGGGAAGGGCCGATAAATGTCATTGTGATGCCATCTTTCCCGCCTTTTTCATAGCGGTTGCAGAATTCAGTATCAAACACGCCTTCTGGCGGAAGGTCGTCAACAACGGGCAAATTGACGCGGACGGGTTTTTTAAAGTCGTCTTCATCATAATCGTTGTCATCCATTGCGGTAATGCAGCGGGAGATTGCAACAGATAATTTTTTTGCTGTAGCCCAGTAAAAACCACCTTTAATTCCCAGGCGTTTTCTTACTTTGTCATTTTTTGCTTCGCAATATAGTGCAAATTCTTCTTTATCAGTGCTCATTATTGGTAAACCTCATCACAGATTTAAGGGTGAACAAATCTCTGCCATTGCTGACATATAAGAATGAAACTGGATATTTATTACGGTGCTGTTTTAAAATCCTGCCGGGATTTCGTTATTATCCTGGTGAATAACTTTATCGACCGGATAACAGTTGCCTGGAATTTTCTGTTCGGTTGCTGCTGCCATACATTCCTGCATTGTTCTGTGAACACTGACTGCAATATCAACTGGCTCTCCGGAAACAAGAAAAACCGTCAGAATAAGTGCAAATACTGGATTCATTGTGCACATCCTTTTGGCATCAGACGTAAACGGGCCAGCATTGAAACAATGCATATTTTATTTAATAGCTCCCGTTCTTGTTTTCTCTTGTTAATGGCATCTTCAGTAAATACTGGGTTACTGATAGTGACACCAATTTCAAAACAACCTTCAGACGTATTAACGTTTGGTAATAACGTTTTCATTATCGCGTCCTCAACAATGAATTTTGTGATGCAGTGCCTGGTGCCTCCAGGTGACGTTAACCAGTTAACAATTAACGCCGGATACAGAGAATCCACCCATAACACTGTTTTTGGTTTTAACTGTTCCGCGTGCGCTCAGCCGCATTCACCACATCACAAAATTCACTTTAAAAAGGGCGGCAGAGCAGTCACGGAGTAAAACTGATACCGCCAAACGTCACCAGAAAATTGATAACAGAGGGCGTTGCAGCGGGGTTGTCACTTAAGCGTATGGTCAACCTGACAACCCGGTGTCCTCAACGGGGAAGGAATAACCCCGCCATACTTACCGCCGCGCCATTTCGCGTAGTGCCACAACCGGAAGCGCACGGTCGACGAAAATTTAACGACAGGCTATCTATGAACCAGCTACCTCGCCGTGCGCTTTCGCGTTATGGTCTGACTTTTCATGGAAATATCCTTTCAGTAAACTGTCAGTGCCGGATGCTCACCCGTGTCCGGCGCACGCACTCCACCTCACCCGTGGAGAACTCCTTAATTACCAACCTTAGCTTCGTTGGTTAGCTATTAACGCGGGTATGTAATCATTCTGGCAATGCTTAATGCCGCTGCTTTTTCCAGATTGGTGATATCCTGCTCCAGAGCGGACAGATTTTCAGCCTGCTTAGCCCTGGCTTCATTGGCCCATTTCAGATCCTGCGCTGCATTAATTTTCTGGCGCATCCACTCATAAAGTTCATCATCGGTATAGTCTGGCGCGATGATGACGGGTTCTCGTTTCTGCATACTGATTCCTCGCGGTGCTGTTTCGCTTATCAGCCGTTAGATTTTGCCGAACTGGAAAGCGCCTGTTTAAACTCACTGAAGCTGAGAGCTTCTTCGCCTTCGGCAAGGCCTTCGAAGTATTCTTCGTAAGCCTTTTCCATGATTGTGTCGAAATCCATATCACTCACCTGAGTTTCTTTCCAGCCAGCGACGGGCACCATTTTCGGTTTTAAACGTTTTGCTTTTGGTATACGTCATTGCGGTGAACGTGCCGTCCTGGTTTGGAAACACGCCGTACACCAGAGATTCGTTGTTGCCAAGATCGATAGTATCCATGCTGACCTCATTTCCCCTTAACGCTGGGGTAGCGGAACTGTTTGCTGAGAACACCGTGCGGTGTGTTGATGCAAACAAGATTAGCCATGACTAACATATCGGTCAAGTGATTTTGTATGCTATAGCTAACATAATTGATGTGGTAAAAGATAACTCATTGATGATGTTACCTTTTATTTGTCCGCTGACGGGCTTTTAGTAATTCTTCAAAGAGTTTATTGAAGTTTTTTACTCGAGCTCGCATTTCGGCGAGCTGGGTATCCTGTTCTGATTCTGGCAGTGCATTAAACAGCTCAAGGAGCTCTAGTTCTTTGGGGGATAAGGCAACTGGCTTCTCAACAGGTGGTGTTGGTTGCTTGTCTTCATCGCCAAATAGAATCCATGTTGGTGAGCATTGCAATACTTTGCTGAGGGCAAAAAGGTTCTTCCCTGTAGGTTCACTATCACCCCGTTCCCATTGTGATACAGACACATGGGAGATTTTCAGGGCTTTAGCAAGAGACCTTTGGGTGTGTTTGAGGTTTTTCCGACGATACCTGATGCGTTCGCCGATAGTTAAATTTTTTGTTTCCATAGTTAGCTAATGCTAAATCGTATTGACTATGTTTTTGTTAACATCTATCTTGTTAGTTATGACTAACAATAAAGGTGTTTTAAATGCTTAAAACTGACGCTCTTTTGTATTTCGGTTCAAAAACAAAACTTGCACAAGCAGCAGGTATTCGTTTGGCTTCGCTTTATAGCTGGAAAGGGGATTTAGTTCCCGAAGGTCGCGCGATGCGTCTACAGGAGGCATCTGGCGGGGAGCTTCAGTATGATCCCAAAGTTTATGATGAATATCGTAAGACGAAGCGGGCGGGGCGGTTGAACAATGAAAATAACTCCCGAACAGGCTCGTGAGGCTCTGGATGCCTGGATATGTCGACCAGGAATGACACAGGAGCAGGCGACGATATTAATCACTGAAGCATTCTGGGCTTTGAAAGAGCGCCCGAACATCGATGTTCAGCGTGTCACATATGAAGGTGGCGCGATTGATCAGCGAGCGCTTGGCGTTAATCGAGTGAAGATATTTGAACGCTGGAAGGCTATTGACACCAGGGATAAGCGTGAAAAGTTCACGGCGCTAGTGCCTGCAATTATGGAGGCTATCCGGATTAATGATTTCAGGTTGTATCGTGAAATTACTGACGGAAAAAGCATCACGTGCATGATCGCCGGGTTAAACAAAGAATATGGCGATGTGGTGGAGTCCGGACTGCTTTTTGCTGATCCTGCCGTAGTGGATCGTGAAACTGACGAACTTATAGAAAAAGCAATTGCTTTCAAACTTGCGTATCGACAGCAATACCAACAAAAAGCTGGATGGAATTATGAGCCTTCTTTTTGCTGAACGCCCACTGGTTATAAACACGCAGCTGGCAATGAAAATTGGCTTAAACGAAGCCATTGTTTTGCAACAACTGCACTACTGGTTGAGAGATACCAACTCCGGCATGGAATGTGATGGTGTTCGCTGGATTTATAACACAACGGAACAATGGCTGGAACAGTTCCCATTCTGGTCAGAGTCAACGTTAAAGCGCGCGTTTGCAAGTCTGAAAACGCTGGGGCTTTTGCGTTGTGAAAAGCTCAATAAATCAAAGCGCGATATGACCAATTTCTACACGATCAACTATGGGAGCGAGCTTTTAGATGGTGGCAAATTGAGCGAATCCATCGGTTCAAAATGCGCCGCTCCATCAGGTCAAAATGACACGATGGAAGAGGTCAAAATGAAACGCTCCATTGGTTCAAAACGACCCAATGTCATCGGGTCAAAATGGCCTGATGATCTTACAGAGAATACAACAGAGATTACTACAGAGAATAAAAACACTTTTCGTCCGGAAGCTTCGCAACCGGACCCGCAGACGACTGAACAGGATTTTTTAACCCGGAACTCCGACGCGGTTGTGTTTAGTGCGAAAAAACGCCAGTGGGGTAGCAGGGAGGATTTGGCGTGTGCGCAGTGGATCTGGGGGCGGATCGTGGGTCTCTACGAACAGGCAGCCAGTGATGATGGCGAGATCATGCGACCAAAAGAGCCTAACTGGACTGCCTGGGCCAATGACGTGCGCACAATGCGGATGCTGGATGGCAGAAGCCACAGACAAATTTGCGAAATGTTTGGTCGGGTTCAGCGAGATCCATTCTGGGTAAAAAACATCATGAGCCCGTCAAAGCTCCGCGAAAAATGGGACGAACTGGTCATCCGCCTGGGACGTTCACCTGTACAGCGTTGTGTTAATCATATTTCTGAACCGGATACAGAAATTCCGCCTGGTTTCAGAGGATAAGTGTTGATTTCAGGTCATGAGGTAATTTTAAGGGGGGCTTGTGGCAAAAGTTTTTACACAAGAAGAGCGGGAAAAAATTAAATGGCAGGTGGTGGAACTCGTGCGCCAGAGCGGCCGTGAGACGTTACGGCAACTGGAAGCTAAAACAGGTGCGACTAGATATCTGATGAGCGTTCTTGCCAGAGAGCTGGTAGCCAGTGGCGATGTATACAACTCCGGCTACGGGTTATTCCCCTCTGAACAGGCGCGTAAGGACTGGCAAAACGCCCGCAAAAAACTCTCGAGGGCAAAGGTGAAGAAACCTGCTGTGGTTGATCCGGACCTTATCTGGTCATCACCTGACGGAGAAATACGTCGCTACGACAGTCGCCTAAACATAATCTGTCGCGAGTGCCGGAAGAGCGAAGTTATGCAGCGCATACTGGCTTTCTATCAGGGTAATTTTCAGGACGTGGCGCAGTGAGTGCACCGGCAACCATTCTTGATATGTGCTGTGGCAGCCGCATGTTCTGGTTCGATAAGTCTGACGAACGGGCGATATTCAGCGATATCAGAAAAGAAGGATACACATTACGCAATGGGAGACGCTTGATTATCAGCCCTGACATTATCGCAGATTTTCGTGCATTATCATTTGCAGACGCATCTTTTTCGATGGTTGTATTAGACCCTCCGCATCTTGAGAGTGTTGGTGATAACGCCTGGATGGGAAAGAAATATGGACGGCTGAATAAAGATGCCTGGCGTGATGATTCGCGACAGAGATTTAAAGAAGCCTTTCGGGTGTTGAGGCCGCACGGCGTTCTGATTTTTTAA